AACTACTTCTCTAACCCGCATTAAACTTTGGTGCCCTTATCCTGACTTGAACAGAATTAATCGCGTTACAAAGGCGATGCATCACCATAAATGCTTTAAGGGCTGGTCAGTGTGGCAAGACTTGAACTCGCAACTTCCGCTTCCCAAAAGCGGCGCTCTACCATTGAGCTACACACTGTTATTATTTGGTGGCCGTTGAGGGACTCGAACCCATCACTTAACAGAGCTTAAATCTGTTGCCTCTACCGATTGGGCTAAACGGCCAATTGAATTTTTCTACTATATTTGCCAGCGCAAACTCTTGAACAAAATGGGCCAGCTTTATTCTGTCTTATTTGATTTCCTCTAACCTGTCTAGCTAAAACTAAAAATTGATTATTGCATTCTGAACAAACATATGGTAAATATTCGGAAAATCTGTCTGGATTTAAATTAAACGATTTTATTATATTAGCTTCTCTACTTAGTAATTGTAGATTATCATAGTCGTCATTAGATAAATTTTCGTCAATATGATCTACAGTTTCATAATTACTCAATAATCTATTTAATTTTACTTCCATCAATGCTTTAGGCCAAGATATTGTTCTTAATTTAGATTTATCACCTTTAGATAAACTGCTATTATTCAAAACTATATGTTTTCTACCATCTTTTCTAAGATACGGACCTGTGACTTTATCGTAATGAGGATAGAGTTTTAGTAGTTTTAATTTAAATTCTAATTCTAATTCTGATTTCATTATAATGAAACTCTAACGTCTAACCAGTTTCACCATGCCCGCTATTAATAAACGCTATAATAACTATAGGTACAATGTAGTTTGGATAACCTCTTATGCCTAAAACTCTTTCTCTTGTTTGATTTTCATGTAGATTATATTTAACAGCTAATTGACCGTATGTCAAGCCTCTTAATCTATCGTGTATCATATTTAGTGTTTTATTTCTATTGTATTCTCTTGAACCTTTTGGTATATATTTCATTTACCGCCGTTTGCATCTTCTCTGCTCATTGTTTCGACACTGTAACCATTTTCAGTAGCCCAAAATGTTATACGTCCTAGCGTCTTTCTATCAGCAGAATTAGCTAAATCAAGTTCAATAGTATCCACTACGTCATCTTCATTTTTAAGATCAATGATGAAAACTGAGATTGGTTTGTAATTATTGATTTGAGCTAGAGGTTTATTCCAGCATCCTTTATACCAAGTAAGCCTAGCATTATTCATTTTTTATTCTTTCATTGAAAATCTCATTAAAAATCCTGCCTCCTGTTTTGTCAAGAGGCAGGATTTAAAAGTTAAACTGGCGTACATCCGGCCATGTTTAACAGTTTACTTGTCGCGTGTTACGACTGCACCATTAGACGGAGCGGTAAACGGACCATAGACCTTGCCACCTTCAACCGGATGCACGACGAACTTACGAGTAAAGTTCTTCACCGGAATAGTAACAGTTTCCATGACGTTCTTACCGTCATCACCCTTAATAGCACGGCGCTTTTCATCACGCTTCGCACGAGTAACAGTCTTGGTCTTAACCTCGCCGTTCTCAATTACATCTTCTGCGAAACGCTGGTTGGCCGAACCAACCGCAGACGACATGGTTTTAACAGCGTCACCGCTATCAACATCGGTATTGGCAACAAAGAAGAAGTCACCAGCACCCATGGTTTCAAACGGATACTTGCTAGGAGCACCGCCACCGCCACCAGCCTTACGTTGACGCTTTGGCAGAACGATACCAGACTGCACAGCAAAAGTAGATGTATGCTTAGCCGGTTGCGACTGAGCATTAAGATGCTCAACACCAGCTTCAGTCACGCGAGCAGCGCGCTTGTTAGGGTCACTAGGATCAGCTTGGTTGCTATCAACAGCAATCAACGGCGGTTGGTGCTGCATCATCGGCAAAGCATCAGCCTGTGACAGATAAACCACAGTATTAGCCGCCGTGGCATTTGCAATAGCTCGAAGCAGATTAGTATTAATTCCAGACATTTTACTTCCCTTTGATTTAAAGATTTGAAACATTCATCAGTGAATATTCAATGCTCACTATCTAATTTCGTTCCGTAGGAGTGTCAATATCTTTTTCGCGTTCTTTCAATTTATTTTCGATACCCACACATTCAACTAGAAGTTCTTCACCTTCTGCACCGCAAATTGTACAGAAGTCAATCTTTCGCCAACCATCCACGTATGAGCTAATTTGATGCTGCATTGTCGTTATCCGGCTCTAAAAGAAGATTGGCAAACCCTATCACGGTAAAACGATATTTGTTAAATAGAAGCGGACCTTGCTTTATAAACGGATTGCTACGGATACCGTGAATGATATAATAGACTTGATTTCGCCATTCTTCATTGGTCATTAATCTTATCCTTAAATTTTAAAACCAATTCATCAAGCGATAGTTGTTCCTCGCTATCATCCAGCTTTTGAATGAACAAAGGTTGAACCTTTTGCTTACCATTACCGTCTGTAGGCAAGTCATGCCAGATTTGCGGCTCTGCTCTACCAGACACGCTTAACCATACAAAGAATTTAGTCATCACGCATTCTCCGGTGGCAACATTCCGTGCATACCCCAAAGACGCGATACAAACTCTTCGCCTAAACCGTTCTTATGGTTGACTAGCTCTTTGATACGCTTACAAGCATGTTCTACAACATCATGCTTATCGTAATATCGCGTAGGTGTAAAACTATGAACTAACCAATAGGCAAGTTCGTTCATACTCATTCTATTGAGATATTCAATATAGCAAATTCTGGTTAATTCTGAATTAATGCTCACTACTTTCTGCATCTTTTCGACTCTTTAAAATGTTGCATCTTGCACGACTTAATCGGCTCTTTACAGTTCCGATAGGAATGCCGAAATTGTAACTTAACTCTTTATAAGTCTCACCAGCTAAAGCACCGATTACTAACCCTTGATGAAGATCACTCAATTCTCCAATTTCATCTGTAGTAGGGTCGATTTTAAATAGTGTTGATTTTGGTAACATAAATTAAAACCTATTAAAATATTTAAGCTGTATAGAAAGCAAATCATTTAACCAAAAACTTCTAACGATAGGTAAAATTTTATTATTAGGATATTTTTCTATCAGCTTCTCTAATCGCTCTATTTGCTTACGCGCATAACTTGTATAATTAAAAATTGAATCGCCGTTCATTTACTTCACCTTTTCAATTAAACCATTTTTCATTGTGACTTCTGCAAACCATTCACGACCAATATGTGTAATGTGAGGGCGATTACAAACAACGAATGACCCGTTAGACTTATATTCAGCACCAAACATTGAAGTTTCACGGTAATTTAACTTCTTACCAATATTTTCTTTAAGAACTTTCTTTGAAGGATAAACAGCAATAAGTGTCATCTTATAATCTCCATTGATTATTCTAACTTACACGGTTTATTCTAATTGTCAATAGTAAAACCATTCATGACGACGATTTCACTTTTATTGTTTACAGCCTTTTGAAAAATATCAAGACTTAGTTTCAAATCCTCAATATAAAGCTCGTTACCTTCAGGTGATTGCAACGCTTCAGCGAGATAGGACTTGATATTTTCAATACGAGTTTCAAGTTTCATTTAATATCCTCCCAAATATCTCTCAATCTCTCTAACGACCTCTTGCCATCCATAACATATTTTAGCGACATATCCAACGCTATTGGCATAGTCGGTAAATTCAATCTGACTATCCGAACAACCACCATTCTTTTGATTGCGTCGGCTTTCAAGCTTCATTTCAATATAAAGACCAGAATAAAAATTACCGTAATTGTCACCCATTGGATACGGTAAAAATATATCACTTACACCAGCCCTAACGCCTTCAGCAATTTGTCGCTGGCTATTAGCGTTAGGAATAGCATGAAGCCAACGTAATTGTGGGTAACGATCACGATTTAAAGCTGCCCATGCAAATAAGCGAATTTGTTCTGACTTTTCATCTGTGCCTTTAATATCTTCAGGTTTAATCATGAACACCATACTTTTCTCTAAGAGTTTGTCTATCTCTCATCAACATATTGAGTACAGTTCCCATTGCGTCATATTCTTCTTGATACAACTTTGCTTGGCGCAATCTAAAAAATCCTCTATACAACTCTCCTATAGCGTCTTCAATAATTTTCTCTGGTGTTGTCATTTCAAAGCCTTATCGATCATGGCTCTATAAACTTCATCATAATGATTATAGTTCAACCCCATTCCACAATCAACACCAATTCTAATACCAACATTAGTCATTTCTTGTGTAGGTTCGCGCATAGCTTCAATAGCGGCTCTAGCTTTATGTCTATAGTCATCACCAATGAAAGCAATCACTTCAGGAGAATTTACAAATTCCCATGTTACTTTATCTTTAGTCCTATACAATAAAAGATTATTATTGAACTCTCTATTTTGATCATATTCAAAAAGAGCTTTAGCTACTCTTTCAATCATTTCTTTCATATTTTAATTCCTAATGCGCCTTATCCACTACGATCCTAGCGTGGCGTCGGCTAGTATGGCGCTAGGCTACCATCAATGATTAACAGTTTGCTACCTGACCTTTTGGCTAGCCCGTGATCTATAGCGGCTCGTTAATCAAAGCTTAAACAAATCTCGCACAAAATCCCATTCTTCAACCGGCATCTTGATGACAACATAACCTGCATCAGGATCGCTGTTATCAATATCGCTATTCTCAAAACATTCCTTGACAGTGCGCTTACGAGCACCGTTAGCATCAGGAACATCGGACGGCTTAACCTTACGACCTTGCTTGGTCGCTGCATCGACAGCCGCCTGAAGCGCCGCAGAAGCCTGTGCAGGAGTTTCAGCCGCCTTGACAGTCTGTTGTGCCAGCGAAGCGGAAACCGCACCAGCGGCCACCGCATTTTGAACAGATACCGGCATAGTCAGCAAATCTAAAATCTGACTAATCCGGCCATTGCTCATGCCAACCTTCTTAGCAATATCAGACTGGTTCCAACCCATGTCAAGCAACTTCTTAAAAATCTTCGCTTGCTCAAGGCTAGTAAAAGGCTTTCCTGAATTGCCCACAAATTGATTGAGGATCAAATCGGCTTCATTAGCGTAACGATCAACACTGATAACCGGAACGGCCTTCAGATCAGCCTTGTAAACCTCGATAGCCCGCATAGCCGCGCGAGTACGGCAACGGCCTTCCTTAACGATAATCTTGCCATCTTCAAGCTTGACTTCAATCGGCTTACGGACGCCAATTTCAGCAATTGATTGTGCCAATTGATCAATGTGCGCTTCAAGTTCAGGCGACTTGTCGCGGTAGTCGTCGCTTTCATCAATAACCAGCAAGCGCGGGTCTACAAAATGTACATCTTTACGGCCTGAACTAAATTGAGCAATACCGTTACTTTTAGCCATTATATCTTCTCCAAGATTATTTGGTTTGTAAGTGACAAACACATATTATCAGATTTTAATTTTCTGTCAATAGTTTCTTTTCGTCTCAAACTCATTTTATTTTTAGATTCTTCAGAATGCTTTTTACCTAGCATATTCTTATTGTTTCTTTTATTTATACTAAGTTTATGACAAAAATCTTCTGATTTCTTTTTACCTTTTAAGGCTAAAGAAATTTTCAACTTTGTTTCTTCAGGCATTTTCCTACCTGTATAGAGTTTAGATCGATTCGCTTTAAATTCTTCAGTGTGTTTATAACCAAGACTGTTACCAGCCAATCTTAAGATATTATAACCTTCGTCCACAGCTTTTAAACTGTCAATCCAAAACTGTTCACGTTCTATTAGCTTGTCAATATCACAAACATCTATAACTATAAATTCAAATGAAAATTCACCGTAGAAATTCCAAGCACATTGTAAATATCTATTGATATGCTTATTAGACTTTAATTTTAAAATGTGCTCATCAAATCTCCTTCCTATATGAACAGCACTTCCAATATAAAACTTCCCATCACATAAATTTAATATTTTGTAAATACCAGAAAAATTAGTCACAATTCTTACCTATCTATTTGTCTATTCTCCAATAGCGTTTGAATGATTGTGTTATAGACGTTTAATTATTAAACGTCAATCTCAAATATCAATATAATTTGCACTATTAGTCAATTTACGATCATTCATTTTACGCAATATATCACACTTTTGCTTAGTTGTTTTAGCAGTCAACAAAGCTTCTCGTTGATTACCCATACCAACCTCGCCAATCAATTGACGTACCAATTTAGGTTGAGCATCGTAGCAAGCCATACGCAATTCAGCAGCCTTTTTAAAAGGCTCTTGGTTGTTAGAAATATTGTTAATAAGCGTCTTTAAACTGGGGCGAATATAATTCGGGTTTTGAACATAAATCCGCTTAGTCATCTTACATTCTCCAATGTTCGATTTAACAATTAAACGGTTGTTTCGAACTTGTCAATAGCCCGTCGAATAAAAATCGCTGCTAGTTGAACTTTCTTACAGCTATAGCTGTATAGATACTTCTCAGGCTTTTGAGCGTTATCACGCTTTTTGATAAACTTATCAACAGCATCTTCTAGAATGTCCGAAAGCTGATATAGAAGCTGTTTAGTTTCTTGATCCATGTTGTTTAAACCTCACTGAGTAACCATGTCTAGGATAAGTATTATAGTAAGACACTATCTCAATTTTTTTATGCTTACAACCTTTACGCCATCCTTTAGTAGAATACAGGAAGCTTTCAAGTTTTACTGTATGTTTTTCATGTCTATGTGTTTCTTTATTGTAGATAATTTTAAACCACGTTTCGGTTTTAATTCCTACTAGATGCATTATTTCACCTTTACATGAATATAAACACAATCATGGCGATATGACTTAGCAACAGCATCTGCCCATTTACGTCTTTCATATGCTCCACCGGAAATTAGGGTTTCACCTCGTTTATAAATATTTACCCAAAGACCTACATAGCCTTCAGGAGCTTTTAAACGAGCAACTATACCAAATGATTTCATTTTACATTCCTAGAGTTTCAAACGTGTAAACATTGTACGTATACAAATGTAAAACATGATACATATCGCTATCAGGAGTTATAACTATATATACTTTATCAAAACAACGTTGTATTGAGACTATCATTTCAACATCTTTCTAAAAGAAAGCACTATCATCATATGTGTATTCTCTGATTTTTTGACTGTCATCACCATCAGCAAATACTACAACATCAATTGGTGTTATCTCACATACTGCTCTATGATCCCAAAACCTATGGACAAAATCAGGCTTGCCGAACGTCTTTACAGCATTCCAATATCTGTCATCTTTAAAGCCGACAAAGTGTAATGCTGGTTGCAATGTCATCAATCTCCATGATCGAACAGTTAATCTAATTATACCATTACTATTTACGGTAATTGAACCATTGTCAATTAAATCTTGCAAAATACAATCCAATTGCTACACCAAGACTAATGACTACAAACCAATAATAAATAGTGTCAATCATTTTGAACGTGGTCCGCCCTTAACCCAGCCTTCAGCCTTATACTTAGCAACTTCATCGGGATTGACACGTTGTTTAGCTTTGGTAAATGAATGGATCATCCAAACCTTACCGGCAAAATGATGACCGCCTTCGAAGCTGTCCCACATAGCACTTTCCTGCGACGGGGCTATAATGTTAACCCGCGTAGCCTTGCGGCTCACGATGCTGCAAGCCATTTCCATAGCGGCGCTGCGCATTTGCCGCACACCCTTGGCAGCGTCCCATTCGGTCAACACATGCTGAACGCACCATGCTCCGATGTTGCGACCGACAAGGGCCACATATTCAGCGCGCAATGCAGCATTGAAGCCAGTCCAATCAAAACCTTTGGCGGGGATTGCTTTAATCATTTCGTATGTATTGGTCATCTTGCTAATCTCCACTAGCGTTTCAGTATTTAAACTTATAGACGGCTCAATAGAAATGTCAACAATAAAAACACAATCAATGGTGAAAATCCAATGATATACCTATCCACTTGGCTCATTTTAACCTGCATATAAAACGATTAATGCCAGAATTGACATTACTAAATAATACTCGTTTTCATTGTAAAATGCAAGCACTATTCCACCAATAAAGGCGGAAATAATAACTGTAAGGAAGAAAGCTACCAATGTATCAAATCTATTTAACATATCTGACCAAGCTTTCTATTACATGAGTGAAAAAGATTAGTAGTGTCAACCACCACACTACTAATCCAATCCATTTCAAATGTCGGTTCAACTAAATACGCCTACAAATAGAAAATAGAGCGAACCAACGATTATACCCGTCAAAAGCAAGTCAACAAAATCTTTGCTATCAAGATTGCTCATTCTACCTTTCCCCCTTTCTGTCTTGCTCCGTCATTCCAGTTAGAAGTTTCGTATAACTCAACACACTTCTTAATACAATAAGCTTTGCCATCATTGGTTAATTTAAAATTACTCTTGAGTGCAGATGAATGCCCACAATTAACACAAAAATAACGCGATAGGTTAACCATTCAAATCTACCTTTAAGAATTTTGCTGTAGTGGCGATAGCGTTAAACAACTCTTTAACATATTTCGAAGGAGCGTTTATAGCCAAAACTGACATAATGAGGCACTGATTACCTAAAATCAAAGCGTCAATATCTGTTGGTTCAGCTTTTAGAAATTCAGAATCATTCATCGATTTTTAATTCTCCTAACCAATCTCCTAACGTCATCTACAACATGATAGACGCACATACCGCTAGGCGTCTTTGACATTGACAACTTCCTGCATACATTGTCAATACAAATCGTAGCTATAACATGCTTTTTACCTATCGAATAGGAGAATGAAGCGCCTAGCCTAATAGCTTCAGCTTTAGCAGCTTCAACATGCTCTAGGCGCTTCATTGTTTAATTCTACTTATATGACCAATAACGACGAGGATTTATAACAAACTCTGAAGATACATACCTATTCTGTTCACCTTCAAATGTCAATCCATAACTTATACCGCCATAAGCGTTATCGTATTCTGTGATCAACACACACCGCGGGTTATCACCTAACGAGTTATCATCATCACCATTATAATAGCCATTATTTGATGCAATATTATGTGCAGAAACTCTATCAACAGTGCCCATTTAAGTCTCCATTTAAAAAGAGCTAGACTTGCGAAAGGTAGCTTTCTATCCGCTACAGGATCAGTGCAAGCCTAGCTAAGTTAAATCATGCCGCCTTCTTATTGTACTTCCGAACCGGCTTCATGCTTGCAGCTTGCACATTCATTTATAAACCCTTTTCCAAATTTTGTCTAGCTTTTTCTCTTAATGTATTTTTTCTCTTAAGTTTCATTTCTTCTGTATAATAACTGTTTCCTCTTTTAGCATTAGCTTCTTTTAGCTTTCTTTTATGTTCTTCACTGAATATTCTTTTCTTCATAGCCGCCGAATGATTTGCTCTATGCTCCGGTGATCTATTTTTTTGATAATCTGAAATTAATTTTTTAGTTTCTTCGGAAACTATTCTACCTTTACCCTTAATACTAATTTTAGCTTTTGTTTCTTCTGTATGTTTAATACCTCTAGGGCTACCAGCTATCGGATATAAATTATAACCAACACTTCTGTCGCAGCAGTTTGTTCTATCTATCCATAATTGCTCAATTTTAAATAAATTTTCAATTGAGCATTCTTCAACTATACAAAAATGAAAAGCACCTAATCCATATTTTTCAACAGCGTGTTGAAGATATTTATTATGATGCTTTCCTTTCAGTAACCATTGTTTATGCCATGACCAACGTTGAACAATATTAGCTGCACTACCAACATAAATCTTACCATTTATTTGATTTATAATTAGATAGATACCGCTAATTTTTATCATGACGCTTTCTTATCATATTTACGAATAGGCTTAGCAACAGCTTGCGGCAAAGACATGCCCATTCTCAACCTCATATAAAGAGTAATATAAGGAATGTTATGAGCTTTTGCTGCATCCTTAATCGAGTTGAACTTAATCGCACCCTTGGTAACTGTAACCATTTTACATTCTCCATTATGTTGCGGGTCATTCCGCTATTCAGTATTTAAACTCTACACGTCTTTTAAATCAGTGTCAACTCTTTTTCATTCGTTCCCAATAATAATTTGCAAATAAAATCACTACAGTTTCATATCTAATTGTGCAGAAATAAAAACACCAATATGCTTTAAGCCTACTCATATTAACCTCGCGAATTGACTTCAGCAATTGACCTAGCCCAAACCATAGCATAATTCAACATATCGCGAAACACAATCCTGTAACCACATTCATTACCTTGAGCGATTTCATGCTTGGCACGACGATGAGCCATCTTGAACACCTCACTCATGTTGATTTTAGTGCCATTGCAGAGGATTGCGTATGCTGGATTCATCTTGCTAGTCTCCACTAGTTGATAGGAGCACTATAAATGCTCCTATCTTATTTGTCAATAATTATTTACAACCAATCCGCAACATTCCACCTTGACTAACAGGGCGACCAAATGAAGCCTTATCACCAGCCGATTGACCAGCACCATAAATATCACGATACGATGTGGCTTTACGACCACGGTTATCCGAAGCTCTCACATTCATATTCTTAACAACATCATTGATAAGAGCTTGCTTCGCTACCACTAGAGCGGTTGAATTTGTAGTAACTTGACGTTCATCAATCATAGACTTAAGCCTTGTATTAACGCGCGAACAGCAACCGCGTACAAAGCTATTATTGTAGCGAATGCGTTCATTACCTTGAAGGGACTGATAACCGTTAGCCCACATATACTCTTTCAATTGACGCTTAACAAAGCGCGAAAGTGTTTCGAGTAACCACAAAGCAAAATCAACATCTGACTTCAAGCCAATGATTTTAATATCCTTACCACTCGCCAAAGGATATGTATCGGTAAACTTACCAATCCAGTAAGCCAACAACTTCCTGATATTTTGTGGATCACTCATGTTTGAAATACCAGTAACGGCGGTTTCATCTTCAAGCTTCAAATCGCTTTCGTCAATCTCATGAGCCGCCATCAGCTTTTCAGCCATCATCAAGGCTGTCATAGCTTCAGCTTCAGTACAACCATTGTCTACAGTCTTGGACAACAGCGCGCGAACCTTATTGAAAATATTTTCACGATTGTTCATTGTTCAATT